AATAGATGCCTATACATACAACCCTAAGAAGTACATCAATGGGACAATGACTAAGCAAGAAGCCAGATGTATTAGATTACTTATAGGTAAAGAATCAGCATGGAACTACAAAGCGGTTGGCAATTTATCTAGTCCTAGTAAGAGTTATGTTTATGGATTACTACAGATAAAGAATCCAATAGCCAAAGATATGAACCCTATGCAACAGATACAATTACATATGAAATACTTAGATCACAGATATAATGGATCGACATGTAAAGCATGGGCATTCTTCAAAGCGAACGGTTGGCATTAGATGAGACAGTCAGCTCTTCGATCTACTGGATCTACTACTGCTTGGCGTAAGATAAGACAGACAGTAATCAACAGAGATGGATGTTGCCAGAGATGCGGTACTGAGGACAACCTCAGCGTTGATCACATCGTGCCTAGAAATCTAGGTGGTAGTGATTCATTAAGTAATCTTGAAGTATTATGTGCATCTTGTAATAGTAGTAAGGGGGGTAGGTTTTTTGATGTGCCTAGAACACCCCTGACCCTTCTTGGTTCTCTTTACCCTGAAAACGAGTCATCAAGCCACTATCAGCTTGAATCGGATGAAAACCTAGCATGACGGCTGAAAACGTCTCTATCGGGCTCACACGGGTTGAGGAAGGGGTAGCAGAACCGCGTTATGGGTCTCAAACTCCTAGAATCATGTCTCCAAGCCTAGATCTACCAAGTAAAGGCCAAGAGATGATTGAGTTTTGCAAAGAGATCGGATTTCCGTTGCTTCCCTGGCAAGAACTACTCGCTATTGAGAGTCTAAAGTACAAAGCCGACTCTAGGTGGGCGCATCCTCTTGTAGGCATCATGCTTCCACGCCAACAAGGTAAGTCCACATTCATGGCGCTTAGGATCTTGTTTGGTATCTATCGACTAGGCGAGAAGATGCATTTAGCCACAGCTCATAAATTAACAACCTCTGCTGAAATCTTTTTTAAGGTTGGCCAGATGATCGATGATTCTCACATCCTTCAAGAGAACTTTGCTAAGAAGTTTGAATCTAAAGGATCGCAAGAGATCCGATTTAAGAATGGCGCTCGATATTTAATCAGAGCCGGAAACTCAGCCGCTCGTGGTATAGCAGCACCCGATGTCATTCACATCGATGAGTTACGAGAATTTGATACTGAAGAGGTTTGGTCATCAATGCGATTTACGCAGATGTCTAACAAAAACCCACAAGCCTATTTTTATAGTAACGCAGGCCATGCTGGGTCTGTATTACTGCTTAAATTTAGAGAACGAGGCTTAGCAGCAGCAAGCGGAGGCGAAGATTCGATTGGATGGTTTGAATGGTCAGCAGAGCCAGGAGCGGCAATAGATGACAAAGAAGCCTGGTATCAGAGCAACCCATCACTAGGACACACAGTCCACGAGGACAATATCAAGGACTCTTTGTCAGACCGTGAAGATATATTTAGAACAGAAATCTTGTGCCAATTTGTCTCAATGATCAATCCAGTCATATCTGAGGCCGAATGGAAGAAGTGCAAGGATGATTCTGTTAAGTTAGATACCTCAAAAGACACTTGGATGGCTATCGATCTAAGCCCAGACAGAAAACACGCTTCTCTCGTTGCAGGTCAAAGAATCGATGGCGATAAGTTTATGGTGGCTTTATTGCAGACATGGTTTAACCCAGTATCGATTGACGATAAGCAGATGGCTAACGATATTGCTCCCTGGGTTCGTAAGTTCCCGGTTAACCATGTTGCTTACTCAAAATCAACAGCAGGAGCAGTAGCTGCGCGATTAGCACCTGCTGGGATCCCTGTTTACGAGATCAACTCTCAGGATTATCAGCAAAGTTGCGATGAGTTCGTTTCAGCCGTTTCAAGTGGTCGAATCATTCATGAAGGCCAAGAGGAATTAGATAAGCAAGTGCTATCAGCCGTAAAACTGCAAAGAGGCGATGGTGGGTGGGTTATGGGCAGAAAAGCATCGGGGATCATATGCGGAGCGGTATCGGCGGCAATGGTTACTCACTTTGCGACACGAGCAGAAACAGAAGTTGACATACAGTTCGGTTAGTGTATAAAAGTTGGTCATATAGTGTATAGTATGTCCAATGGGAATTAAAGATTTTTTCTTGCCAACCTTTACTGCTGAACCTGAGCAAATTACAGTTGATGCAGCTTTTACAATGGCGCCATTTAACAATACGGCCTCTTTTAACCCTTTTACATTTACACCATCAACTGCTACTCGCGGTCAAGCAATGGCGATTCCAACTATTGCTCGCGCACGAAATATTATCTGTTCAACTCTTGCTGGATTACCTTTAGAGGTTTATTCAAAGATGAACGGATCTCATGTTGCAGCACCTTCAGTAATTAATCAACCAGATCCTCGAGTTCCTGGCTCTGCTATTTATGCATGGCTTGCTGAAGATATTTGGCTAAATGGAATTGGTTATGGACAAGTTTTAGAACAGTACGGCGATACAGGAAGAGTACGCGCATGGACTCGCGTTGCACCTGATCGCGTTACACCTAAATTAAACAGTTTGCAAACTGAGATTGTTGGCTATCAAGTTGACGGATCAGCAGTTCCTGTGCAAGGCGTTGGATCTCTTGTTGTATTTTACGGATTAGATGAAGGTTTACTTAACAGAGCGGGTCGTACTATCCGGGCGGCGCACGCGCTTGAACAGGCAGCTGAATCGTTTGCTAAAGAGCCAGTTCCTCTTCAAGTATTAAAGTCAAACGGTACTAATCTTCCAGCAGAGCGAATTACTAAACTTCTTGAATCATGGAGAACAGCAAGACTCAATAAATCAACTGCGTTCTTAAATGCAGATGTTGAATTGCAGGCGTTGGGCATCGATCCAGCAAAACTTCAGCTCAATGAAGCTCGTCAATATGTCGCGCTCGAATTGGCTCGCGCCTGCAACCTTCCTGCTTACTTTGTTAGTGCCGAGACAACAAGCATGACTTACAGCAATGCAATTTCAGAGCGTAAGGCGCTAATTGACTTTTCAATGAAATATGTTCTAACTGCAATCGAACAACGCTTATCAATGCCGGACTTTGTGTCTAGTACAACAACAGTTCGTTTTTCGCTAGACGATTTCCTTCGTGGAGATCCACTACAACGGGCTCAAGTCTATGAAATCTTAAATCGCATTGGCGCAATGAGCGTTGCGCAGATTCAAGAAGAAGAAGACTTGATTTACAACGAAGAGAGCAGATTATGAAGATAACAATGCCAGTTACCCTTACAGCAGCCGATGCAGAGTCTCGAATCATCGCTGGTCGTATAGTTCAATGGAACGCTGAAGGCAACACCTCAGCCGGGCCAACAATGTTTGAAACAAACTCAATTAAATTTAGCAAGAACACAAAATTAGTGCTTCAGCATGATCAGACACGTCCATTAGGAAAACTTATGGAGTGGTCAGAAGATGAGTTAGGCGTAACAGCATCTTTTAAGATCGCCAAGACAACAGCTGGCAACGATGCACTAGAAGAAGCTGCAACAGGGCTTCGCTCAGACTTTAGCGTTGGAGTAGATGTCGAAGAATGGGATAACAAGAACGGCGTCATGGCTATTAGTGCATCTAAGCTCATAGAAGTCAGCCTAGTAACAGATGGAGCAATACCAGGGGCAGAAGTTCAAAAAGTTGCTGCCGAAGAAAACAAAGTTTCTGAACCCGAAGTTCAGGATGAAAAATCAACAACCACAGAAGGAGAACAAGTGTCAGACACTACCGTTCCAGAAATTGCTCCTGCCGCTGAAACGGTAGAGGCTGCAAAGGTTGAAGTTAAGGCTGCAACAGCACCTTACACTTCAGTTACTGTTCGTAACCCAATCGTGGATAAGGCTTCTTATCTCGAGCATTCAGTTCGCGCATCACTAGGCAATGAGACATCAAAGATGTATGTTGCTGCTGCTGCCGATTTAACAGACAACGCAGGATTAGTTCCTACTCGTCAATTAACAGAGGTCATCAACGGAATCTCAAACGCAGATCGCCCATTAGTTGACTCAGTTTCACGCGGCGCATTGCCAGATTCAGGAATGACTTTTGAAATTCCTAAAATTACAGTTGCACCAACAGTTGCAGTCGCAGCCGAAGGTGGCACACCATCAGAGACAGATCAGAACGCTGCATTTGTTTCAGTAGATGTCAAAAAGTTTATCGGACAACAGACATTTTCATTAGAGCTTCTTGATCGCTCATCACCTGCATTCTTTGCAGAGCTTGTTCGTCAAATGGAATACGCATACGCAAAGGCAACAGATGCAGCAGTTGGAGCAGCACTTATTGCTGGTGGAACTGATGGCGGAAACCGCACACTTACAACAGGCGCACTAGCTGCTGACTTTGTTTCAGATGCCGCAGTTTCTATCTACACAAACACTCTCGGATTTGCAACTAACATTGCAGTATCACCGGAGCAATGGGGCGCTCTAATGGGCTTGGTCGATTCTTCAAACCGTCCAATTTTTCAACAGACAATTAACCCACAGAACGCAGGCGGAGACCTAACTGCAACAGCAGTTCGCGGAAACCTTCTCGGTCTAAACCTTCGCGTAGCTCGTAACCTTTCAGGTGCAGGCGATAACTCAATGATTATCGTTAACCCAGATGCTTACACATGGTACGAGTCACCTCGTCTATCACTACAGACAAACCTAATCTCAACAGGTCAAGTTCAAGTTGGATACTACGGTTACGGCGCAATTGCCACAAAGATCGCAGCAGGCGCATACCGTTACATGGTTGCATAGTCACAAACTAATCATGTGGGGAGTTCTGCTCCCGGGGCTCCCCACAGTCGTTTAATAGAGAGGATGTAGAGATGGCAACAATAGTTACAGTCGCGGAACTAAGGTCAATACTTGGCGTCTCTACATCCCTTTACAATGACGCATATTTAACAGATGTAATAGATACTGCTGAGGCAGTAATCTTGCCTATGTTAGTAAAATATGCTAATGCCATTGATGCGGTAGAACTAGACACAAATGTAGCCATGTATAAAACAGTTGGACAAAATGAATTTTCAGAGGGTCAGAGCGTAGTCATCACAGGATGCGACTCCCCATTCAACGGAACATTTACTATTACAGATTCTTATGATGATATTTTTACAGTATCAATAGTTAATGCAGATATTATCCTTAGAAACGTTATACCTTCAGGATTAGCAACACTTTCAGGCGCTTCGACTTATGTCGGAGTTAGCGCAGTAGAGTCCGCAGTTTTAGCAGTATCGGTTGAAGTATTCCAGAGCCGAATTGCACCTGGTGGTCAGATCGAAGGCGTAGATTTTACAAGTGTTAGCCCATATCGTTTAGGCCGGAGTTTATTCAATCGCGTGTCTGGCCTTTTAGGTGCTTACATCGACACTGATTCAATGGTTCAGTAATGTCAACAATCTTAGACACAGTACGCCAACCATTAGCAGATGCTTTTGCAGGAGTTGCAGCCAATGTTTACGCATATGTCCCAGAGGCTCCAATGGTTCCCTTTGTGGTGACAGTCCCGGATTCTCCGTATCTTGATCTTGAGACAATTAACAAATCAACCCTTCATATGAAGATTAACTTAGTTGTTTCAGTAGCGGTTGCCTATAACAGCAACCCAGCATCACTCGATAATCTCGAGCAGCTAGTCATAAGTGTTCTGAAAGTAATACCTAACGGTTATACAATTGGAGCAATAGAAAAACCAACGGTTACT